TAATTGCTGCCGGTGCTGACAATATCCGCCGGCGTTGAATCCGGCAGGAAACAGAACAGCACGGGATTTACCACGCCGCCATAGGTGCCAATCGCTACGGCAATCGCATAGCGGAATGTTTTAGTCAGGTTAGTCCAGGTCACATCGTCATAATCAATATTGGATGTCGTACTGACGGGGTTCGCCAGTTGAACGCCGCCCGTCGTATAGCCGCTGCCGTTGGCGACCTCGCTGTTGCTGGGGTCGGTCGCGTCATTCGCGCCATTATCCCATTGAGTATGTGCGGCGTTAAACGTATAGCCGCTGGTGACTAATCGAATTCTGATTTCGGCAGCATCCAAATCCAGGCCGCCGGTAGTAACCAGTTTCCACAAATGAGTATAGGCGGTGATGGTGCTTGCCATCTTATTGATCCAGGCGGGCAATGACCCGCAGTTGCAAATTAAGAGCGTCTCCGCTGGTGCTGAATGACGCGACGGCGGAATAACAGCCGTTTTCGCAGCAGAGTGTCAGCCGGTTGTAATAGGCAATCAGGTAACGGAGCGAAATCAGCAGCGCCTTTGACGGGCGCTTGATGGTCGCCCGCAAAATGTTGTCTGCGTCAGAATAGCCGGTATCGTAAACACTGACGCCGCCGTCCAGTGTGGCAGTAATACTGCCCCGGCGCTGCGTGTCGTAGGGATTAACTACTCGCGCACATGGCAGCAGCACGGTTCCAGAAATGTCAAACGTCGGGGCGGATAGTGCGATCATGGCGACGCGACGCCTAGCAGATACTGACTGAACTCGGCATTAGCTCTGACTCTGATCAACGACAAAATTTTCCACATAAACGCCTCCAGTTCCGGCTTGAGTCCTTCGCCCTCGATGGTAATCAGCGCATCGCCGCGATTCAATGACGCGGTTTGCGCTTCGATGCGTTCGATTTCCGCCTCAGCCAATTTCTTTTGAATGTCCAGCGCGTCCTGGCGGCGCTTGTTCTCTAAATCAATCTGGCTCTCAATCTTAGTTCGATCCCATCCGCCCTTCGCGGTATTCAGCGATCCAAACAGACTGCCGATTAAATCGCCGGTACTGGAAACGGTGTTGTCGATGCTGGAAAAAACCGCTTGAACCCGCTTGGCGTCGGCTTCCAATCCGGCGACTTTGATGGATACCGCCGCCTCGATATTCTTGATCCGTTCGTTACTGGCGATTTGTTCCATCTTCACCAGGAACTCGTCCGATTTCTTGGTGGCTTCCGAAACCTTCTTTGCTGAATCCTCAGACGTTTTCCCGATAACACTGAATCCGCCAGCAGCCAATGACGATGCCGGAACCATTTCGGTATAGGTACGGATGACGTTCTGATTAGCGTCCCGAACCGTGACCAGTTTCGGAACCAACTCCTGAGACGCCTCGCTGGTCCGCCTGAGTTGCCCGGCCATTTCGGCAGCGGCAGCCATTGCGCCCTTGGCTGAAATGTTGATTTCAATTTTCGGGATTTGTGTCTGAGCAATTTTCGCCAGCTCTACGGCAACGGATTCAACTGGCTGGGCTGCCGCCTTGGCGGATTCACTCGTCCGGCGGATAGCCGCCTCTGATTCGTCCAGTCGCTGCCTGGCAGCGTTAGCCTGTTCAGATGTTCCGGCAAAACCATCGCCCATCTGATTTAGGCCGGCGGTCAGCTCGGCGGAATTGCGGGCCATATTAGCCGCCACCCCATCCATTACCGGCTCCAGCTCGGCGAGTTGGCTCTGGATGCCGGCAATGGCGGCGGCATTGGCGGATTTTGCTGCGTCGGTAAATGCCACCGCGCCAGCGGATTCGTTCAGCGCCAGAAAAGCGTCCAGGACGCCCTTTTTGATATTGAGAAACCCCAACACCACCGTGTCGAACGTCACCTGTAGCGCATTGACGGCCACCTTCACGCCGCCGAACGCCACATTGATCACATCCGCCATGTCGATGCCGGATCGGCCAATAGCGATCAACGTCAATCCCAGTCCGGTACCGGCCTCGGTAATTGCTTTCAGGCCACCGAGGGTTTGCCCAAACTCTAATTTGCTGGCCTCATCCAGTCGATTGAACCCCTGGACGGTTTCGCCAATCGCATCAGCGAACGGAGTGAACTCGCGGATAATGCCAGATACCACACGGGTCAGCGATTCAAACGAGTTCATCACTGTCTGAATGGCCGAAGCCAGCCCGTCAACCGTGGTGATGTCGATATTGCCAAACAGCGCGGCGAATACGTCCGACACCACGCCGCCCAATTCTTTGAGTGAACTGATAACCCCGCTCCAATCCACTCGCTCAAAAGCGGCGGGCAGGTTCCCGGCGGCGGTTTCAATGGTGCTGGCGATGCTGTCCAGTTGGGTGCTAATCAGCGCCTGGAGGTCTTTAAATGCGCCGCTTTCCGACGCCTTAATGAACCCTACGGCCAGGCCAGAAAGAGCATCCTGTACGTTTCCCACGCTGTCCAGTAACGGCGTCCCGAATGACACCAGCGCGACCTGAAACGCCTGCGCCATCGTGTCGGTCGCGTTTTTCATCTTCGCAAACGCCGCGTCCGTTGCGCCGGCAGCATCCTGCATCGCCAGCAGGTTGTCCCTGAATTTCCCGCTGCTGGTAATCGCCAGCACATTCGCCGCATTCAATGCCTCTGTACTACCGAACAGCACGGCCATCTTATCGCCGGCCCCGCCAGTCTTGGCGGCGACATCCGCCATGACGCCGGCCAGCCCCTTGCTCTTGAGTGCATTGATGTCGAACTCAAGGCCAAGGCTTTTTGCCAGTTCCGCCGCCTCGCCAGAGGGCTTAATCAGGGCGCTCAGGACGGCATTGATGCGCGATAACGCAACACTGGTAGGAGCGCCGGCGGCGGTCACGGTGGCAATCGCTGCGCCCAGTTCCTGAATGGATACGCCGCCCAACGAGGCCGAACCGGTCACGGTGGAAATACTGGCAGCCAGTTCAGGAATTGTGGTTTTACCAAGTTTCACCGTGGTGAAAAACACATCGCTGAATTCGCTGGCGGACTCCATCCCTTTGCCGTATGCGTTCAGCGTACCGAGCAACCCTTGTAGGGTGACGTTCAAATCGGCTTTGCCGGCAACCGCCAGTTTTTCAGCCGTGGTGACAGCCTTTAGCGAATCGCCATAGGCCACGCCCTGGGAAATAGCGTTGTAGAACGCGCCGGTGACGGATTCCAGAGACTGGGTGGAAGTTGCCGCATAGGCCATGATTTCGCTACGGAAACCCTGCAACCCTTCCGTAGGCTTATCAATCAGCGTGGTAATTTCGCTGAATGACACATCGAACTGATCCGCTGCATTGATTGCCAGCCCCACCAGCGCCGCGCCGGCGGTGAGCGCCGCCGCCTCGGTCGCCAGTAATTTGTTGGCCAGGTCGGCGAATGGCGCGGCAATGCCGGACAGGCCATCGCTGAATTGGCTGGTGGTGTTGCGGAGGCTATTGAGGGAATTTCCGACCTGGCTGGCGGCGGCGCTGGCGTTATCGATGCCGTTGAAAATCAGGTCGATGGTAGATTCAAGGTTTGCCATAGCGTCAACCCTTCGGGCGGTTCAATTCGCGGTCCTCAAAGAATTTCCCCCACAGACTCATTTCTAAATCAGAAAGGAATCCGCAGGGGAACAGGTCGGGGCGGATTTCAAACAGAAACCGCCCGCGTAAATCAGCCATCGCTAGAGCGGCTCTGACTCCGGGGTCGGCCCAGAGCCGGGCGCTTTTCCCGAGTCAGCCCCCAGGCCGGTTAATTCCAAAATCTTGTTGGTCAACTGGTATGCCACCACCGGGAACGTGGCAAACAGTTTAATCGCCAGCTCCCGGTCGCATTTCGGCTCTACGCTGCCGGCCATGATGTGTTCATAGCGTTTAATGAGGTCATCCGGTACGTCATCGCCCACGCCCAGGATCGCCGCGAACGCCTCGCGGCGACCCTCGCCGGCGGCCAGCAGGGATTCCACCGCCGCCCGGATTTTGGCGGCCTTATCCGCCGCCTCGCTGGCGCGGGCAATGTCATCGCCGGTCAGCCCGCGCACCGTCCAGACGGGTTTCTCGTCTGGCCCGAACCACGGCGCGAGGTCCGGTACAGCAACCTCGGCCTGGCGCGGCGACAGCGGCGCTTGTGAAAACCGCTGCACATCAAAACTCATGCGGCGATGTCCACGCTGGATTGCTGCGCGGTGACCGTCACGGTCGCAGTCGGATTCGCGCCGACCGCATAGGTGCGAGATAGACCCAGGATGCCCTGGGTGAGTTGATAGGGAGGTTTGTTCTTGTCGGCCTTGAATTTGAAAATCAAATTATGTCCAACTTTCGCCAGCAGGCCATCAGTAATCCCGTCACCCATCGAATAGGTAAATCCGGCCTGGCCCAGTGAGGCGGTATAGCCGCCCACGGTGCCGTCATAATACTGTTCGGAGGTCGCGCTATTGCTGGATTCCGCCGGCTTCCAGTCCTTGGCGCGGGAAATTTCCGCAAATACAGGGGTGGCGACGCGGGCATAAACTTTTTTCGCCACGCTACCGGTATGAATCAGCGGCAGTGCGGCGGCGAACGTGATTTTGCCGCGCAGATAGTCGGTAGAAAATACCGGAAAATCATAGCGCTCCTGACTGACCCCGACCACCTGGTAGATTTCGGCGGCGGTCACTACGGCGGCGGTGTGCGAGGTGTATCGCACCTGACCGATTTCGATGCTGCCAACCGGAATGAGCGGTGGGCCGCCGGCAGCGCCCCTGGTTTCGCTGTGCGCGGTGCTGCCAGTACCGGAAACCACCGCAATCGCACCGGTCGCGTCCACTGTGATTGAACTAATCAGGTAGGCGTGAGGCGCGTCCGCGCCCCGAGCCACCGCCACATCAGCATCCGCCGCAACCGACAATAACCCGGTCGTGGCGCTCGCCCCGGTTGCCGCCGCCATATAGGCCGTGAGCGCCGCGACATCGACGTTGTTATTACCCGCCGCCGCCGCCGGGGTAATCGCCCCGCCAGTCGCCAGGCCGTAAGGGACAATTACCGCCTCATAGCCGGCGGCCTGACTCCAGGGGGTAGATGTCAGACTGAAAACTGTATGGTCGCCAGAATCAGTCATGGCCGCCATCGTTTGTTGAGATTGCGCCGATTCATAGTAAACCGCCGCCGCACTGAGAATAGCCATAGTGAACTCCTTGGTTAATAAGGCGAACCGGCGATATGCCGATAGTCGATTGAAAACGTGGCCGTGGCAGCAACCAGGGCGCTACCTTCCGGGTAATCAGTAACGCCTGAATCGTAGCGGATTGAATCACACAACCCGCCAATCGTTAAATCAGGGCCGAGCGTTTCGGTAATAATCGCAGCCAGCAATGCGCTGGCATCCGTTGCGTGGCTGGCATCGGTGGTAGCCGGTGTGGCGCGATGCACGGCAATCGCCATCGTCACAATGGCATCGTCGTATTCATATTCGCGCACTGATTCCTCGCCATCAGCCAGCAGGGTATAGGTTGCGGCCCCGGCAGCAATGACCGGGAACGGGGCGCGGGATGCGCCGGTACGGGTGGCTATTGCAGCCAGGATTGATTCGCGTTTTGCGGTCGGCATTAGGGTGTCTCACTCGCGCCATCGTCGCCGGGCGGTGGGAATTTGGTCAGCAGCCATTCCATTTCGTGCGCGAAATTGTCAGTCAGGGTTTGGCTCATGTCGTCGCCGATGGCGTCCTTCACGGTGCTGAATACCTGAGATAGCGACGGGCCGTGTAAAATCGTGAATGGCCCTGAATCAAATGTGCGGGTCATATTGAGTTGCCGCAATACGGAGTTGCGCACCGCCGGAGTCAGTTTATTGCTGCCTTTGGTGCGAATCCAAAACGCAGACGGGATAGTAATTGCGCGACCCGGCTTAACGCGCACCTTAATTGGTTCCGGTGGCCTGCCTGTCGCGGCAACGCTGTTAGTCGAAAATTGGTAAAGCAAAACCCCGCGCTTTGATGCTGATAGTTTTGCGGTCAGCTTGTTGATGGTCGCCTTGTAATCAAATCCGTTCGCCGGGCCTTTGATGTTCTCCCGGACATAGGCGGCGCTGAGATTGATTTGATCGCGGATGGCGCGAGAGGCCATCGTTTTGGCCTTCGATGCGGTTTTGTTCAGGGCGCGAGATAGCGCACGGGATGCGCCGTTTTTGATATGCGCGAGCCGCTCTTGCGCGTCCTGGAGTTGCGCCCGGTTAATTTCGACGCTGATCATTTCCGCACCCGCAACCGCGTCAGATAGCCGTCATCCTGATCAATCGCCAGCACCGTCCATATCTCGCTGCCAACAGTAAACGTATCGCCGATGACGGGGATAATGCTAGCGGCAGTGAGTGCCGCGTTGGTGATTTTTATAACCGTGCGTCTCTCGGAAATTCGCCGACTCATATCATTCACCGGAGCCGCAATATCCCGCTCAATAATCGCCCGCAGGGCATGAGTCGCGCCACCGACCTTTACTGTGTATGTGCCGTCCTCACCTAGGGTGCGGACCAGCGCACTCATGCCGGCGGTCAGAATAGCAATCATCTGTTCGTCACCGATCCCCTCGTTGACAATCATTCACAGCCGATTGAGTCCAATTATCCCATTGCCAATACCACAACCCCGCTACAAGGGGCAATGCCGCCGGGCCACTCCCGGCTATGACGCCGATATTCCAGAGCGCCGCGCCATAACCGCCTGCTGTGATCCAAAACAATCCCGGCTCGCAAAACTCTGCTGGCGTCTGTTTAACAACCTGCGTCACGCCGATTTTAACGACGGCAATCACCGGCCAGCTTGCGCCACCCCAGACGGGGTTTCCTTCCATGCCTATCCCGCTCTCAATACCAATAATCGTCGTGCCAACATCGGCAATTTGGGCGTAGTCGGCAGTCGCGCAGCCGGAGAGCATGAGAATGATGGCGATAATGGTGGATTTCATCAGGGTTCCGATAATGCCGCGACTTCATCGCCGCACAATAGCGCGGCGCGAAGGGTTTCAATCGTCTCCATTGGCAACGGCTCCATGCCCTTTTCTGCCGCTCGCTGGTTAATCGCGGCTTGCCAGTGCGCGGCGTTGCGCCCGATCACGACCGCCCGCATTTGTTCAGTGAATGGGACATAGGCCATAACGTAATCGGCGATGGTTTTATCTAAGGAAAAGGTTTGATCACCGCCCGTGTCGGGATCAATGATCGCGCCGAGTTGATTCGCCGCGTCGATGAGCGCGATAGGAAAGGCGAGGGGGAGGCGTTCAGTCCACATTAGAGGATTTCCTTCACTGTATAATCATCAAACTCAGCATACCCGTCCGCATCTGTTGCACTCACAATCTGACAATATGCGTTTGCACTGCCTCCAGAATAATGGACTCTGGTTAATAACGTCTCAACGCCTGCTACTGATGATCCACCGCTTGTATCAGTTGATAAGCCAATCAATAGTCTTGGCTGCGGAAGACACCCACCCCCGCCGTATGTTTTGCATTTTGCGTAATAGTATTTATTCGCTTGCAATGCTGATTTAAAAGCTAAAAATGATACGCCTGTGTATGGCGAAATCATTGAAACTCGCAATCTGCCCGCTACAGCAGATAATGATGTGCTGCTGTTCGCAGCAGCCCAGCCGGTCGTTGCAGTATCAAACCCTCCATTCTCTATTAACTCACTCCCCAACGCTGGCATACTCCGCTGCATAACCCTTGTCACCAGCGCTTTTTCTGCCGCCGTCAATGCCCGGTTAATGATCAATACGTCTGAACTGTAGTTGTAGGGTGGGCAAATGTTATAGGTGGTTCCAACAGTCTGATTCTCTGCAATCGTCACGCCTTCTGGAGTTACTGTGGCAATCGTACACGCGCTGCCGAGACTGCTGGAAAACGTCGCCGTCAATGCGCCAGTGCCGGTATTGGAGTCGTACCAGTATTTGCCGGAGACTGGAGTCTGGCGGAGGTAGGGTTTGTTGGCAGTAGTAGATTGAACAGCGTGTTTTCCGAGAGCAACGTCTGTGCGCTTTCCAACCACCCCATTCACGCTCGCCAGCGTTGTCCCCGCGCTATCCTCATACGCATACTGCGGATCGGCAGGCCAATAGCCGCCTTGCTCGCCCCGCGCAAACATGTTTTGAATTGCCGCAAGAGTGGCGGGCTGTTCACCAAATCCACGGCGGGGTGGGCGACGAATAGGGTGCATTAGTTTCTATCAACGCCTAGCTTGATGTTAAAATTCTGGGCCGAGGCGGGCGTAAACGCGGTTTTCGTTTCCAGCAACCCGTAGAGACTGGTCGCTGATGCATCACAGACATACAGCAGTTGTCCGAGCCACAACGCAAAGGCTGATGTACTGCCAGATCCTTCCTGACTCACCGCCGGAAAATCAATGTAGCCGACTCGACTGGCGCGATTAGCATAGAGCGCGGTATAGGCGGCATTATCGTTGCAGGGTGTGACGCTGGTGGTGAACAAATGCAGCCGGAAAGCGGCGACACAAGCTGCCTGATCCGTGCAAAGTTCGGCTTTGACAATATAGCCGCTACCGCCAATAACCCTGCCTGCATTCGCAAAGGTCAGAATGGTCGGCGCACTCGTGCTATTGGCTACTGCGTCATTGATGGCATAGGCGGTCGTATCCGCCGGTCGCGCAAAAGAAGCGGCGATGATGGCGCATTGTGTTCCGGTGATTTGCGGGCGGAGTGCATCACCATTGTAATCAGTCATACGTTAACCTTCATCCCCGGCGAACCGGGGCTTTGTGTGGATTAGGTGAATGTCACCAGGCATGATTTCTGCCAATATCCGTATCCGACATTCCGCATCGCTTTAATGCCGTACAGGTGCCGGTCGTTTTTGAACTCTTCTTCCGATCCTTCAGCTACCGCGCTGATTTTTAGAGCCTCTTCTTCCTGCCGAATGAATGGCGCGACGCCACCGTCAGTCCGAAACACCGCTAACTTTTCAGTCCAGGTCAGGCGCGGATTGACGGCCAACTGGAAACTAAAACCGCCCAGATTGACCAGCGTGTTGGTGAAGCTAGTGCTGCCAGTGGTGATAATCGGGCTATTCAGTGCGGCGGCGGCGGCGGACATAAACGGCGTGGGCACCATGACCAGAAAACGGCTGGCGTTTTCATTCATAGGTTCCCCCTGATCATCTTTGAACCCCATGATGGTTTGCACCGCAGTCAGGATTGCGGTTTCCATTTCCGCCGCCGTCGGCGCGGTGGTCGTGGTGATATTGACATCAATGTCGTTGTCCTGCGTCCCGCTATCGCCGTCCGAATGAGCGCCGCCAAAAAACGTGTCGCCGTCATAGCAGGTTGCCGATTCGCCGGCGATGATCAGCGCAGTCAACAGGCTGGCCCAGTGGGCCTGGGCGCGTTGCGCCATTTCGTCGATCCGGATTTGGATTTGCCCAGTTTTGTCCCGACGCATCCAATCCACCGGAATATCCAGCGTCGCCTCGAATCTTTTGTTGGCGATAGTGATTCCATTCTCACGGAAGCCCTTGGCCAGTCGCCCGCCAATCCATTCGCGCATCGCCGGAGCCTGGCCAAGCCACGCATAAGTTTCAGATGGCTGGTCGGACGTGAATAGCATCGAAATCGGATCAACCCAGGCCGCGCCGGGGTTTTGTTCCAGCGCGGCATAAAACCGGCCAATAATGGCGCGGCTGGAAAGAGTAGTAGCACCCATCGTATTTCCCCCCTTAACCTTCTTTGGCCCAAACGCCTACCAGCTCAGTCGCCAGGTAGCCGTCTGCGTCGCCGTTGATGATGCGGACCCGGTCGCCGCGTTGCGCGGTGGCCTTGGTGTTCAGCAAATCCTTGTTATCCACACCGGCCAAATCCGTCGCCAGAATCATGTCAGCCGCTGCCGGGCTAACCGTCACCAGGACCGTACCGTAGCTGCCGCCATTCACGATCAGGCAGCCCGCCAGCCCGTCCGCAATCGCCGGCAGCGTGATGACGCCAGCATCGGCGGTAATCCAAAACAATTTGCCGCAGTCCTGGGCGTCGAGCGTCAGCGCACCCGACACCGCCTCCCGCGTACCGTAGGCCGCATAGGGGTCGGTGTGGTTGGGGGCGTCATACGCCACAATCGCCACACCCGAGGACACGAATCGGCGAACAAATCCAACAAACCACCCGCCCACCGGCGACATCTGGAATGCATTGTCATCGGTGGCGTAAACCGGCTGACCAACATCAGTAATGGTGACGCCGGTCACGGGAATCTGTACCGCGCCCACCGTGCGAACCAGCACGTTTTTGGCGGCAGCGGCCCCGGCGCTGTTGTCGCAAATCTCAGTGGCGAACCCGACAAACCGGTCAACCGAGGTCAGCGGGCGGGCATGGCCGGTAGCCTTCACCAGGCCAACCGCCGCGCCTTCGTAGATGATGTCGGAGGCGATGACGGGGTATTGCTCAAACTCACCCAGTTGGAGCGGGCGAGGCGCATTTACGGAGAGGGTAGTCATTAGGTAGCACTCTTAATGTTGACCCGGCCAGCAGCCTGGGCGCGGGAATAACTGGTGTAAATCGCCAGGGTGCCGAACTCGGCCCGTAGCGCAGGATCGCGTTGCCATTCGGCGGCGCAGCGGTCATCTACCGACAGACCGGCGGCGATAGCAGCGGGTGGCGCGGTATCGACGGGGGCGGCCTCATCGCGGGCGACCAGTGCGGCCCAGGTCGCCGCCTTGGCGGCGGTTTCGTCGGCATCGTTGGCGATCAGCCCAGCAGCCAGTTCCGGCTGTTTAGCAACCGCGCAAATCTGGCGGACCGCAGCAGCGCGGGCGACGCGGGACTTCACATCATCCTCAGTGACCTTCCTCGCCAGCAGGATCGGAATCAGTCCTGCCTCGCCAGCAGCCAGGCACAGGCGCGAGGTGGTGACGCCATCCAAATAGCGGGTCGTCTCAGGAACAGGCGGCGGGGTCGGCGCATCGACAACGATGTCCGGGGTTTCAATTTCACTCATAGCGGACTCCATGCAAGGTAAAATGGGAGAGTTTTTGAATCGGGAAAGGTCGTGCTGTACAGCCAGCGCCGCCATTTTCAGTGGCACATCAATGGCGTCGATGAATCCAGCGGCCAGCGCCTGGTCGGCGGTGTACCAGGTTTCGGCCTGCATCCAGGCGCGAATATCAGCGGGGTCGGCTCCGGTCTTGCGGGCATATAGGTTGACGATTTGCTCAGCGAGGGTGTCCAGCAAATCAGCTTGCTTTTGCATTGCCTCGGCGTCACCGCCGGCTACCGTCCACGGCTCATGGATCATGAGCATGGCGTTATCGGCCATCCTCACCTCGTCGCCGGCAAGGGCCACGAACGTAGCGGCAGACGCGCATAACCCGTCAATGTGCGTGATGATTTGCGCCGGGTGACGGATTAGCGCGTTGTGCATGGCGAGAGCCTCAAACACATCGCCGCCGGGTGAGTTGATCCGGACATTGATGGTAGACAGGTCGCCCAGCGCCGCTAGTTCGTTGAGTAGCATCGTGCTGGTTTTTCCCCATGCGCCGATTTCGTCATAAATCAGCAGCTCGGCAGTTTTGCGAGCGGCCCGCAGTCGGTACCAGGATTTCATACAGGCGACTCCATCGGGTCAGTGCTGGATTGATCAGGGAGGTTCACATCCGCCGGAATGGGCGCTTTGTCGCCGTAGTGCAGATCCATCGCCTCTTCGCGGACGTGGTCTTCGGCCTGCTGGCGGTCAATATCCTCGGCATCCCAGCCGGATTCAGCCACTACTGCGCTGCGCGAGGTCAACCCGTTGTTAATCCGTAGTACGGCGGTTTGCGCTTCTTGCAGCGGGTTGACGTAACTCCAGGCGTGGGCGCGCCACTGACACCGCTGCCAGCGGCGGCGGTTGGCTGCGTAGTTGGGGAGTTTTATCGCGTTACTCAGCCAGGCTGCGTCCATCCAGGCTGCCCAAATCGGCTGTAGCACTTGATTGATCAGCCGTTCCTGGGCGATTTCGAGGTCACGGTAAAAAGCGTTGAGGATGACCCGCATGATCCGGTCGTTCGTGCCACTATAGTCGCCAGTCATCAGCTCGAATGGGACGCCCATCCCAGCGGCAATGGCGCGCAAGTGAGTGCGCATAAAATCCATTGCGCCGCTGCCGCCGCTATCGCCACTTTCGAGAGTGACGCGCTCATGCAATTTCAGTTGCAGCATGTAAGCGTCTTCGATGTCCACGTAGGCACGGCTGTCTTCCTCGGTGGCGTCCTTGTCGGTCAGCGGGTTGTCTTCAGGATTCTCCTTGTAAATCGCGCCAACAAATTTTGCGCGAGCCTTTTTGCGGGCGAGCTCAGCAATCTCAAAGCCGTCCAGGTTGCGGGCACGGTACAGGCTGGAGTGCGGGGTTGGTACGCCGCGCAACTGGCCGGGGCGTTGTGGTTCGTAATAGTGCAACACGGCCTCGGCAGGGACGGGGCTCAGGCCGGTCGTGGAAAATCCGCCCCGGTCGCCGGGGTGCTCAGGATAAAACCAGTAGGCGACCCGTTTGCCGTAGGGAGTGATTTCAATCCCCTGCCGGATTTTGTTGCCGCCGTTGCTGCTGTTGTAGTGCGTCGGGAGCAGGTCGGATTCAATGGCCTGAACTTGCAGAGGTACCGTCAAACCGTCTTCCGGGCGACGCGGGCGCAACCGCACAAACACCTCGCCGGACTCATGTCGGGCGCGGGTAATCAGGGTTTGCAGGCCATAAAAATGCGTCGCGCCGTCTGCATCCAACTCAGGGAGTGATTGCTCCCAGAGTGCCAGCAAATCTGTTTTGATGGCCGGGTCATCAATCACAGGGCGGGGCTGGATGCCGCAGCCAATTGTGTGACTGACCAGCAACCGCAGTGCATGTGCGATCCACGGGTTGTTGCGGACGGCATCTTGGCTGCGGGCGCGGGCGATGTCGCTATCGTCAAGAGCGCTGTTCGGGCCGAACCCAACCCGGTCCCAGTCCTGACTGCGAGAACTGGTGGTCGATGCGTCAAATGCGCTGCGGGCCATCGGGCGCAAGGTGCGGATTTTCCCGGCGGCGCTCATCGTGAACCGCCGATGATGTAGACACCCTTGCGGGGGCGGGAACCGCCGAATGCAGCAATGGCGGCTTGCAGGTCGATGATGTACTGGCGCAAATCGGCGACTTGTGCGGCGGTAAACGTGACGCGGGTGTCGCCAGTGCCTACCGAGACGGTCTGCGTCCCGGTGTTCAGCGCGTGATAAGCGAGCTGTGCTTCAGAGAGCTGAAGCGCCAGGGTTTCGAGAGGAATGCCGTCAAAGATACTCATGCGCCCCTGTTTAGCACGGGCGTGGCGACAAAGTTAGGCGACAATGTCTGTGATTTTGTCGCTGGCCGTGTCAATCAAACCGATTACAATTTGCCGAGCGCGTCGCCCGTTGCCGCCGCTGCACTGTCCGGCGTGATATAGCTTCGGGGCGAGGAGTGCGGACGTAAACGGTATCGCCGCCATAGGTCAACCGCGCCCGACGCAACACTGACTCTACAATTTCCAGCGCCGCCGGCTGACTGGCGGCCAATTCGTTTCTGATCCAGTCCAACAAATCGACAGACATTAGATTCTCCGGCTAACGACTTCGCGGCGAACGGGGGCTGATTGGCGGGGTTGGGGTGAAGGTAAGAAAACCGGATGTGGCTTTACTTCCGGGGCGCGGGTAGTTAAGGGAACGGGGTTTTCTTTTACTGGCGGGGCGTTGCCCAGCCCGATCCGCGCCTCCC